GAAGATGGTGGCGCTATCTTACGCTTAGAAAACGAAGAAGATTTAAACCGCAATATTGAGCATTTTGCTAACATTGTTGATGAAGTTGATCGCGGAATGTTGGCTGAAGTTGTTAATGATCTACTGGACAAAATTGAACGCGACAAAGAAGCGCGTGAAAAACGTGATAAACAATATGAAGAAGGTTTGCGTCGTACTGGGTTGGGCGATGATGCGCCAGGCGGCGCACAGTTCAATGGTGCCAATAAAGTAGTTCACCCGATGTTGGTTGAAGCTTGTGTTGATTTCTCAGCAAGGTTTATGAAGGAAATCTTTCCAGCTAACGGACCAGTAAAAAGCAAAATTTTGGGTGAGCAAGAAAAAGACAAAGTAGAAAAAGCTCAACGCAAAGCCGATTTTATGAATTGGCAAACCACGCAGCAAATGCCGGAGTTTCGCAGTGAACTAGAACAGTTATCAACACAATTGCCATTGGGCGGCGGCCAGTATTTAAAAATCATGTGGAATGGTCAGCGTAAGCGTCCGATGACCGAATTCATTCCCATTGACGACATTTATTTACCATTTGCGGCCACCAATTTCTACTCGGCAGAGCGCAAAACACACGTTCAGTATATTACTAAATTTGAATACGGGCGTAGAGTTAAATCCGGTATGTACCGTGATGTGGATTTGGGCGCACCAGATGATCCAGATTTTAGCCAATCGTCAAAAGCAAACGACAAAATCGAAGGCCGCAAAGAAACTTCATATAACGAAGATGGCTTGCGAACAGTATTTGAAATTTATACATACTTGGATTTTGGTGATGGTGAAGAGCCATATATTATCAGCATTGATAAATCCAGTTCGAAAGCGTTATCTTTATATCGCAACTGGGAAGCAGACGATGAGTTGCGTAATGAATTAGATTGGATCGTTGAGTTTCCGTTTATCCCTTGGCGCGGTGCGTATCCAATCGGTTTGACACACATGATCGGCGGATTGTCTGGCGCGGCAACAGGCGCTTTACGCGCTTTGTTAGATAGCGCACATATTCAGAACATTCCGACTATGTTGAAGCTAAAGGGCGGCCCTGGCGGTCAAACTATCAATTTGCAACCGACTGAGATTGCAGAGATTGATGGCGGCGCTTTGGTTGATGACATTCGCAAATTAGCAATGCAAGTGCCATTCAACGGCCCAAGTCCGGTACTGTTTCAACTGTTAGGCTTTTTGGTTGACGCAGGTAAAGGAGTTGTTCAAACGTCATTTGAGAAATTATCAGACCAAAATCCAAACCAGCCTGTTGGAACAACAATGGCTTTGATTGAGCAAGGTATGGTTGTGTTTAGTTCTATTCACAGCCGATTACATAACTCAATGAGCAAAGTTTTTAAAATTTTACATCGAGTCAATTCAGCTTATTTGACCGTTGAAGATTTAGAAGCCCAACATGCAGGACTTGAGATAGATCCATCAGATTTTGATGGTCCTCTGGACATTGTGCCTGTCAGTGATCCTCAAATTTTCAGCGAAACGCAAAGATTTGCTCAGGTTCAAGCATTACTTCAACGGTCTGCAATGCTGCCGCAATTGTACGACCAACGCAAGGTAGAAGAGTTGTTCTTGCGTACAATGAAAATCAGTAATGACGAGGTATTGCAACCTAAAGCCGACTCTGAGAACATGGATCCGGTTTCAGAGAACGTTGCGGCATCGATGGGACGACCTGTTTATGTATTGCCTAAGCAAGATCATATTGCCCATATCATGACGCATTTGACCTTCTTAAAATCGCCATTGTTTGGTCAAAATCCTGCTATTATTAAAACTTTCTTGTATCCAATGGCAATTCATTTGCGCGATCATTTGTTGAACTATTATTTAACAGAAGCGCATGAAGCGATTGGCAAAGCAACAAAAGAAGATGTGATTTCAGATGATGCAAACCAACAAGCACAGTTGATTTTGGAAGTTCAGCACATTATTGAGCAGCAACTTGGTGGATTTTCTCAAGAACTGGCCCAAATTGATCAACAAGCGCAACAATTTAGACCGCAGCCACAATTGCCAACTGATAATTCAATGCAGATTGCACAGCTTAATGCTCAAATACAAGGCCAAGCATTGCAACAAAGAGCGCAAGCAGACCAAGCTAAGCTTCAACAAGATGCACAGCTTAAACAAGCTCAGTTGTCACAAAACGCTCAACAGCATCAAGAAGATATGGCTGCTAAACAGCAAGATAATCAGCTTAAACTTCAAGAAGCTCAGTTGCGTGAACAAGCTGAAAATCAACGTCAAATGGCAGATCTTGTCGTTCGTGAACGCATGAACACTGCTGATAACACTACTGCAATGCAATTAGCGCAAGCTGAAATCATGAGCGGTGAAAAAATTGCAGTGTCTACCGGCACTGGCATTAACCCCGGCACTCGATAATTAAGGAGCACATATGGCTAACGATACTAAAGGTAAAGAAGTAGATTTAAACAACGCAGCAGTTAAACAAAAGCACCGCATGGCTGCTGGTTTACCTGTCGATGGTCAAAAACTGCCTTCCGCACCTGCTAACGGCAAGAAAACACCTGCGTGAACATAGAAACACAATTACTGAATCGTCTTAAAGCTTCACAACAAGAATTTGCGGTTGAAGCTTTGAAGCGGCCTGTAAGCCGCGATGCCTATGAGTACGGGTATCGTGTGGGAATGGTTGCAGGTTATGAAGCTGCAATTAATGTACTCTTAATGCTAGTTGATGAGGAAAAATATAGTGACAACGACTTATGAGGACGCAATGAAAGAGGCGTTTCCTGCTGCTGAAGCAGGTATCAAGCCTTTTGGTAGCCGTGTTCTGGTACAAATAAGAACGCCGAAGAAAACATCTGCGGGCGGTATTATTTTAAACACTGACACTAAAGATACAGAGAAATGGAACACCCAAGTTGGTAAGGTTATTGCACTTGGCCCGCTTGCATTTAAAAACCGTAACACAATGGAATCATGGCCGGAAGGCGCTTGGTGTTCTGAAGGTGAGTTTGTGCGTGTTGCGAAATATGGTGGTGATCGTTGGGAAGTTGCATTGCCCAATGGAGAAAGTGCCATGTTTGTTATTTTTAACGATTTGGATATCATGGGTCAAGTTTTAGGTGATCCATTAGCAATCAAAGCATTCATCTGATAGGAGATGACAATGGCAGACGTATTTCATGAAGATGATGAAAATCAAAATGACGATGAGTTAATCATCGTTGATGATGAATCATTAGCGCAAGACGAACAAGAAGACGATGAGCGAGTAAGTCAACAGAATGAAGTTGATGATGAGCGTGAAGCTATCCGCGAACGTAGACGGGCAGAAAAGGCAGAACGCAAAGAGCGTAGAGATACTGCTATCAAACGCGACAAAATTGAATTGGATTTTTTGCGTAAGAGAAATGATGATTTAGAGCGTAGATTAACAGCGCAAGAACAAAGAGCACACCAAGGCGATTTAAATAACCTTGATGCACAGATTCAACAAACTGCTCAAGAAGCGCAAATGGCAGAGCGTGTTATTGCTAAAGCTGTTGAGGCTGGCAATGGCGATGATGTCACACAAGCCATGCGTTACCGTGATCAAGCGTTGGCAAAGCTAAATCAATTAAACCAAGTTAAACATCAAGCATCACAGGTTCAGCCAAAAAATCAACAAATTGACGATATTACTATGTCATTTGCTAAAGAATTCTTGGAAGAGAATACTTGGTATGATCCGCAAGGGCGTGACGAAGATTCGGCTATTGTGTTAGCAATTGACCAATCTTTGGCTAGAGAAGGTATTAGTCCCCAAACAGAAGAATACTGGGATGAATTAAGATCAAGAGCTGCAAAACGTTTGCCTGAAAAATTTGGCAAAAAACCAAGGTCAGCTAGAGGCGGCCCAGCTGTTGGTTCTGGCCGAGAACATGCGCCAGCATCAACGCGCAAAGAAATCTATGTTAGTCCAGAGCGCAAAGCGGCTTTAATTGAGGCTGGCGTTTGGGATGATCCAGTTCTTAGAATGAAATATGTCAAGCGGTATGCTGAATATGACCGCAACAATAAAGCATAAAATTTTACAAATCATGCACTTAGGTGTATATTTAAATCAATCGCTGAAAGGAGCGAGTCATGACTGATGATAGATTAACAAAATCCGCTGGTGCAAACCGTAGCAATCGTGCGATGGCAGATCGTGCAGTAACCGAAAATCGGGAAGTTACAGAAGATGAGCGGCTGCAAATGTTTAGACAACAGTTTTTTCAGTCCTCTTTACCTGATTTACCAAAGATTCCTGGTTGGCACACTTGCTGGCTAACCACTACTAACCCACGTGATTCCATCCACATGCGTATGCGTTTGGGGTATGAAGCTGTGAAGCCTGAAGATATTCCAGGCTGGGAATATGCCACCATCAAAACAGGTGACTGGCAAGGCTTTATCGGGGTTAATGAAATGTTGGCTTTTAAGCTTCCTTTAAGTCTGTATGAAAAATACATGCAGGAAGCCCACCATGATGCACCATTGCGCGAAGAAGAGAAACTCACTGATACAGCTGATTTCTTGGAGCAGCAAGCGAGAGCATCTAAGTCGAAGTTGACAGTCGGTGATGGTAATATGGGTCTAGGGGAAGATAGGGAGGCAATGTTTGACCTTTCCTAAAATTAACCCATAACCTTAAGGAGCTATTATGGCCTCTACAAGCGCACCATTCGGCTTTAGACCATCTTTCCACAACAGTGGACAGATTCGTGCTAAAGCTTATCAGTTGGCATCTGGCTATGCGACTAGCATTTTCTCAGGTGATCCAGTTAAATTGTCTACCGACGGTACTGTTGTTTTAGGTACTTCAGATGGCACACGCTCAGGCACTGTTGACGGCGTTAAGCTGTTAGGTATCGCTGCTGGCGTTCAATATTTGGACTCAACAGGCAAACCAACAATCAGCCCATTTTGGACTGGTTCAACCGCTACTTACAACACTGCAGCAGCAACCATCTGGGTTTATGACGATCCAGAGATTTTGTTTGATACTCAATACACCAATCCTGGCACTCCTGGCTCAACTTCTGTTCAAACAGCAGTTGGCGAAGAAGCCGATTGGGTTGTTGCATCACCAGGCGGCTCAACATCAACTGGTCTTTCAAGCAGCCAATTAACAGCGTTGCAATCTACATCTGGTCAATTCCAGATCACTGGATTCCAATACAACATCAACGATTCTTTAACTGATGCCTATGTTATTGTTACTGTTCGTATTAACGAACACCAATACAAAGCTTCTGTTAATTCTGTCGGTTAAGGAGGGTTGAATAATGGCAACTCCAATGCGTAGTACCGATTTTAGATCGGTAGTTGAACCAATTCTAAACGAAGTATTTGATGGCGTTTACGACCAACGTGCTGACGAATGGAAACAGGTTTTTAAAGAACAAAAAGGCATTCCACGCAACTATCATGAAGAACCAGTTCTTTACGGTTTCGGTGCAGCTCCTGAATTACCAGACGGTATGGCTGTTTCTTACCAATCTGGTGGTGTGTTGTTCTTGCAACGTTACTTATACAAAGTATATGGTTTGGCGTTTTCTTTGACCAAAGTTTTGGTTGAGGACGGTGATCATATCCGTATCGGTCAAACTTACGCTAAACACTTAGCGCAATCTTTGATTGAAACCAAAGAAACTTTGTCAGCTAACATCTTAAACCGCGCTTTCAACGGTTCTTATGTTGGCGGTGATGGCGTGTCTTTGATCGCCACCAACCATCCAATCGTTTCTGGCACTTTCAGCAACCAGTTAACCACTGCCGCTGCTTTGTCACAAACATCTTTGGAACAAATCCTGATCCAAATCCGCAATGCTGTTGACAACAACGGTAAACGTATCCGTTTGACTCCTAAGCAAATTGTGACTGGCCCAAGCAACGTGTTTCAAGCTGAAGTATTGTTGAAATCAGTTTTAAGATCAGGTACTGCTGACAACGACATTAACCCAGTTAAATCAATGGGCTTATTGGCTGATGGTCAAGCTAACTTATCTCGTATCACTTCCACAACCTCTTGGTTCGTACAAACGGACGCGCCAGAGGGCTTGAAATTGTTGATGCGCCGTCCACTTGAGAAATCAATGGAAGGTGACTTCGAAACTGACTCAATGAGATATAAGGCAACAGAAAGATACACTGTGGGTTGGACTGATCCACGTGGTATCTATGGCACCGCTGGTGTTTGATTTTGTAAAATAAATCAAAAGCTTAAGCACCAAATAGAAGACCCGCTTCGGCGGGTTTTTTTTGCCTATTGAACTGAATGGTTTGTTTAATTTAAAATGTAAACACATTTACTTGAGGTGTTTATGGCAACTTACGATAAAAACAAACATAGCTTGTTTAAGAAAGGATTGGAAGATTGGAACAAATTTGTAAGTGACTATAAAGGACAATACGATTTTTCTAAATCGGTCTACGCAGGCAAAAACAACAAAGTGATGTACATCTGTCCTGTGCATGGAGAAAAATGGTCAGATGCAAAGAACATGATGCGTGGCGCGTTATGTCAAGATTGCATGTTTGAAGCAAGAAAAGGGAAAACAAGAATCACGCAGAGCATAATGCTAAAAAGGTTTCACGATGTGCATGGTGATAGGTTTGATTATTCGCAGGCCAAATATGTATCTCAACAAACATTAATAGCTATTGTATGCAAAAGGCATGGAGTCTTTTATCAAAAACCTGAATATCATTGGAGCGGCGCAAAATGCCCGGATTGTTATCATGAAGATGAAAGAGGCGTAAAGTTTAAGCATACGATAGAAACAGTCGCAAATAGATTGCATGAGATATATGGTGATTTGTTTGAGATTTTGTCCAAAAATTACATTAACAGCAAAGAGCAAATTGAAGTTAGATGTAAAAAACATAATCAAGTTTGTTTTACTACAACCAACAACTTGCTATCAAACAATAATCCTTGTTCAAAATGCAATCACACACGATCAGATCAGGAAGACGCAATAAGCAATTTTTTGTCAATTTTTGTTGATGTTGAGCAAAGAAATCGAACTGTTTTAAAACCTAAAGAATTAGACATCTATTTGCCAAATAAGAAACTGGCAATCGAATATTGTGGAATGTACTGGCATAGTCATGGTGATGTTGATTCGGAGTCTAAAGACAAAAACAAACATTTTTACAAATACGCTGCCTGCCGAGATTTAGGAATTCGTCTATTGACCATTTATCAATCGGAATGGCTTGAAAGACCAAAACCAATTAAACGTCTATTAAGAAATGCAATCGGAAAATCAAAAGGAAAATTGATGGCCCGCAAATGTGAGTTAAAAAAAGTTTTACATCAAGATTCTGTGGACTTTTATGAGAAATATCATCCGCAAGGTGGATCAGGTAATGGCGAGAATTATGGGCTGTATTGGAATGGCAAGCTTGTCGCCTGCATGAGATTTAATTTTGGCATCAATGACAGGGGTGCGTCGAAAAGAACGTGGACATTAAGCAGGTATGCCACGCGGGTTAATGTATCTGGTGGAGCTTCTAAACTTTTTAAAGCTTTCATTGATGAACACGCGCCAAGAGAAGTTAAATCATTTTCTGATAATCGTTACTTTTCGGGACAAATGTATGCACAACTTGGATTCGATTTAGAGGAGGATTCAAAACCAGATTATCAGGTATGGAGTGCAAGATTAGGCATTAAATCAAAGTCACATTACCAACGCAGAAGCATTCAACAAAGATTAGTTGATCATGGGTTTTGCGAAACATACGACCACAGGCTTGATGCAAGAACTGAAAGAGAAATGACTTATATAATGGGAGCAAGGCGCATATATGATTGCGGAAAAAAAAGATGGATATGGAAAGAACAAAAAACATGTTAAAATTCAACAATCTGGATTTCCCGCCGCACACAACTGGCCAGACAGACGACATGAAGATGGTGCGGTAAACCCTTTCATGTGAGGTGACGTATGTCTACTACTTTTTCCGGCCCAGTTATTTCAACTAACGGCTTTATTGGCTCTATCACAGGTTTAGAAACTGTTGTTACTTTAACAGCGGCTTCAACTTTGACAGCGGCTCAAAGCGGTTCAACCTTTTTCTTGAGTTCCGCAACTGAATTTGCAACAACATTGCCTGCTCCATCTGCTGGTTTGAATTACAAATTTATTGTTAAAGCAGCGCCATCCGGTGCAAGTTACACAATTGTAACCACTTCAAGTGCTAACATCATCAAGGGTCAAGCGGTTAACGCTGCTGGTGCTGCTGGTGATACTGGTACTGCTGACGACACCATTTCTTTTGTGGATGGTCAGGCTGTAGCTGGCGATATGGTTACTGTAATCAGTGATGGTACTTCTTGGTTTGCTTACGGTGTTTGCGCTGTAGCTGCTGGCATTACTTTTACAACAGCTAGCTAATTTGACTGGGGCGCAAGTCGCCCCTTTCTTTATAGGAGAAAAATATGCGACCAATAGTTCTTCCAGTAACTGGCGTTGGGGCCAGTTCAGTTTCTCCGATGAACATTAACACAAGCCCGTTTAACGTTGGGTTTGGTGTAACTGTTAGCGGAACAATTACTTATACTGTGCAACACACGTTTGATAACGTCTGGGCAACAGGATTTGACCCATCCACAGCCAATTGGTTTGACCATCCTACAATTGCTGGCCAATCCACTACCAAAGATGGTAACTATGCGTTTCCCGTTGCGGCTATTCGATTAAAAACTACTGCAGGTGGTGGAACAGCTACGCTTACTTTATTGCAAGCTGGTATTCAATAATGGCTTACGTTGGCTATGGTGGAGTTGCAAATCAAGCACCAACAACACCTGGATGTGCTTTGGGTGTTGTGGCTGACGTAAACAATGATTATGGCGATGATGTCGGCGGCGCTGGTGTCGTAGATGTGTATTCATGCTTAGTTCCACCGATTCCACCAACTTCATATTATATCGCTATGGAGAACTCAGGTTATGTACTCCAAGAGGATGATAGTAAAATTTATTTGGAGAGTAACTAATGGCGGATCAAAAAATATCGGCAATGCCGTCTGCTGCAACGCTAGATGGTACGGAAATAACACCAATTGTACAAGCCGGTGCAAATAAGCAAATTACTACTGCTAATTATGTTGCTCAAGTGCTAAATGTGCATCCAGCAACTGTTTCTCAAGGCGGAACTAATTTATCATCTTATACTTTAGGTGATACCTTGTATGCTTCTGGATCAACCACAATAGCTAAGCTTGCTGGCAATTCAACAACCACGCAAAAGTTTTTAACGCAAACCGGGACCGGATCAGCATCTGCAGCACCTACTTGGAAGCAAATTGGCCCTGCAGACATCAATACCCAATATGGGGCTTTTCATTTTGATTTCAGCACAACACTATCACAAGCGGCCACCAATACTGATACCACTTTACATGTGGTAACAACCAGTGGATTTTCGGCAGCTGGCGCATTAATTATTGGTGCTGAAATCATTACTTACACCGGCATCACATCCACAACATTCACAGGATGTACTCGAGGAGCTGCTGGGTCATCGAATGTATCCCATTCAATCGGTGAAGCAGTAAATGGCGCTCAAACAGCTGTGGCTAACAATTCTACGTTATTGCAATTAAATTCAACTGATTTAAGCAATGGGGTAACATTAAACACCAGTTCACAAGAAGTGTCTGTTGGAATTGCTGGTACGTATAATTTTGCATTTAGCGCTCAATTCAATAATTCAGCAACTGGTCAAAGTTTGGCGGTTATCTGGTTTGCGGTCAATGGCATTGATGTAAGTAATACTGCCAGCTGGGTAACAATTGCATCGAGAGAAAATTCTACTACACCCGGGTCTGTCATTATGACTGCAAACGTGTTTTTAACGCTTGGAGCATCTGATCGTGTAACCATGAAGTGGCTAACTAAAGATGGTCACGGTGCGCTGGTAACTTATCCTGCTAGTGTTTCCCCATCCTATCCAGCTGCTCCAGCAGTTATTCTTACTGTTAATCAAGTATCTTAGGAGAACAAAATGGCTTGTAAATATGTAAAAGAGTTTGATTTTAGCCCATATAAAGCTGGCGGCCATGTTAAACCCATGCCAAAAGCTGATGGACATGCTAAAGCAACTAAATCAACTTGTGCTGCAAAAACTGGTGGATCATGCAAGGCCAAAGGTGGCGTTGTTGAAAAAGCTACGGGTGAAAAATATCCGAGTCGTAAAGAGATGATGAAACATGAGCGTAGCGAATCACCTCGTGAACGCAAAGAGGAAATGGTGAAAACTTCTGAAATTAAAGGCAATATTCCTGCGATTACTCAAGCTAGACCAATGCCAGCGCCAGTTCGTAGACGAATGCCAGTTGCTTCACAAAGTCCATTAATTGCGCTGAAAGAAGGCGGTAAGATTCCTAAATCGGCTCAAGCTAAAATAGGTAAGGTGATGGGTGAATACAAAGAGGGTAAGTTGCATTCAGGTAGCAAAAAAGGCCCAGAAGTAACCAATTCTAAGCAAGCCATGGCAATCGCTTTGTCTGAAGCTAGAAAGAAAAAGTAGAGTAAGTTCGTTTTTATCGTATAATTGAAAAAACTGGGCTTACTGAATCAGAAGCCATATTGACGTTATTTTGGAGTTGGTATGGCTTTTTCTAACAATATTAGTGGCACAACATTTTCAGCATTAAAAGTTGTAGATCATGCATTTCGGCGTTGTCGTTTGCCTGCTCAGGGCATTACTGCCGAAATGCAGTCATACGCGCTTGAATCTTTATATCTATTGCTTTCTGAATTGGCAAGCATCAAAACACCTAGTTGGTGTATTGAGCAAGTAATTCTGCCGATGTATGAAAATCAACAAATTGTAGAACTGCCAATAGGTACTGTAGAAGTATTAAACCTTAATTACCGAACATTGCAGACGGTTACGGGTGAAACGGTTGAAAGCTCAACCGAATACTTAGTTAACTTTACTAATCAAACAACTGTCAACACAGTTGGCGTTAAATGGTCAGCCGCTTCTGTGCCATTAACTTTTCAAGTCAGCACTAATGGATTGGTTTGGATTACTGTTGATTCGGTTGATGTTGTGGCCACTGCCGGTGAAATTACTTGGTTTGATATTTCAGGTGCTTTGCCCTATCAATACTTTCGTATTACATCAACCTCCACCATTAATTACAGCGCGATTACTTTAGGCAACATGCCGAATGAAATTCCGTTGGGTGCGTTGAATCGTGATTCATATGTGAATCAAAACAACAAAGTTTTCCCATCTAGGCCTAATTCTTACTGGTTTCAACGCGACATTCCACGGCCTGTTATTAACTTATGGCCTGCTCCTTTTTTAGCAGCAGAACAAGCACAGTTAATTGTTTGGCGGCATCGTCAAATCATGAACACAGAAAATTTGCAACAAGAAGTGGAAGTTCCACAGCGCTGGCTTGAAGCTATTGTTAACGGTCTTGCGGCTAAGGTTGCAGCTGAAACACCTGCTGTAGATGCTCAATTAATTTCTGTTTTAGATCAAAAAGCGGCGTTATCGCTTCAAAGAGCTTGGGACGGTGATAATGATGGAAGCCCAATCTTTATCAATCCTGGAATTGGGTGTTACACCAAATGAGTGTTTTCATTGATCCTACCGGTGAGCCAACGTATGGTATTGGCATTTGTGCTAGGTGTTCACGTAAATTTCCATTGGCTAAATTGCAACCAGACCCAAATTATCCAGCGTTAATGTGTTGTGAAGAAGATATAGATCAATATGACCCGTATCGTTTAGCACCTCGTCAACCGGATCAGATTGTTTTGCCTTTTGTGCGTCCTGATGTGTCGCTTAACACACACCCTGCTGGTTTAATCCAAGAGGCAGGTGATGAATTTATCATTGCTGAAAATGGCAATGACTATTTGGAGATTTAAGGAATGACAGACGTACCAAGTAATCTTATACCTACGCGAGTCACTCAGTTACCAACATCGCCTGTTGCTTCAGAGGACGGTTGGCTTTTATATGTTTACAACGGCAACACATATAAAGTTAGAGCGGGTGATTTGTTGTCGGTGGCTGGTGTACCAACATCAAGACAAGTAATCGCAGGCACTGGAATGACTGGTGGCGGTGCTTTATCTGAAAATGTTACGCTAAGCATTGCGCCTGGTGGTGTTGGTACTTCACTTTTAGCTGATTCCGGCGTAACTTCTGGAGTATATGGCGATTCTACGCATGTTCCTGTTATCACAATTGATTCAACTGGACGCATAATTGCTGCAACTTCTGCTGCCGTTGAGATTTCAGGATATGTGCCAGAAAGTCGTCAAGTTATTGCTGGGACAGGCTTAACTGGCGGCGGTACGTTAAATTCGAATGTTACATTGGATGTTAATTTTTCAGATTCAACACCAACATCGTTATCGAATTCTGGCACATCCGGATCTGCTACCACGATATCGAGATCAGATCACCAGCACCCCGCAGTTGATTTAAGTTCACCTACACAGAAAACTGGTGTATTGGGGTTGGCAAATGGTGGTACGGCAAAGAGTATTACTCCGGTTGATGGCGGTATTGTTTGGTCTGGTGCTGATGGATTATATGTCGGACCAGCAGGTACAAGTGGCCAAGTACTAGTATCAAGTGGTGCTGGTGAATATGGTTGGGGTACAGCGTTGATTGTGTCTAATCAACCAGCTAATTATATATACGCATCACCAACGTCTGGAGGAGTAGGCCCAACAACATTTCGTTCAATGGTTAATGCGGATTTGCCAGATTCGGGTGTCACGGCCAACAGTTATGGCTCAGCCACCGAAAGTGTAACTGTAACTGTAAACTCAAAAGGTGTTATTACCGGTGTTTCAGTTAACAACATTGTTGCAACAAGCATTGCAGGTGGCGCAGCAAGTCAATTAGTTTATCAAACAGAATCTAACACAACAGGCTTTGTCGCCAACGGTACAGCTGGCCAAGTGTTGATTTCTGCCGGATCGAGCGCTCCAACTTGGGGTGGTATTAATGGAGGCACGTTCTAATGATTTCAGAACTAATCAAAAAGGTTTTTGAAGAGCGCAATGCAAGTCACGCTAGGCACTGGTCAACCGACTCATTTTCACAACATGAATCTTTGGGCGAATTTTATGACAGCGTGATTGATATACTTGATCGCTACGTTGAATCGTATATTGGTACGTTTGGTAAATCGTTTCAAATACCTAATGATGACGAAAAGATAGCGCAAACCCTACGAGAAAATTTGGTGTGGCTAAATGATAATCGTTCTACGCTGTCAAACGATGTTCCTGCATTGGAAAATATCCTAGATGAATTGACGGGTTTGCACATGCGTACCCTTTTTAAACTTGAGAATTTGAGGTAATAACATGTCGCAATCTGGATATACACCGATTCAGTTGTATCATAGCTCTACAACAGGCAATACACCATTAGCTGGAAATTTAACCGATGGCGAACTTGCAATCAACACAGCTGATGGAGTTCTTTTTTATAAAGATTCCGGCGGTGTTGTAAGGACTCTTGCCAGCAAAAATGCTGCGTCTGGGGTTTTTACCACATTAAGTGCATCGTCAACTGTATCAGGGACGGGTTTTA